GGCGCATACCCTTGGTCTGCTTGGAACGGCGGAAATAAGCGTCTTTATCTGGTTAGCACAAGTGCTTCTGATAACTATCAAGTTCTTTTGAATGGTTTGGATAACGACTATAATCCAATCTCTGAACTTGTTACTCTTAATGGTACGACACCTGTAGCAACTTCACTTTCTACCTACAATCGTCTTAATAGTGCAATCTACATTGATGGTAATTCTGCCAACATTGGTGACATCACAATTAAAGTTGGTAGTTCTTCTGGTACAACAGTTGGCATGATTTCTGCCTACCAAGGCATTACGTCAATGTCAATTTACACTGTTCCTGCTGGACACACTGCTTTCAGCACATACGGGGACTTTTCTTGCAACAAAAACGAAGCTGCGCGATTGGCTGCACGTTGGCGTCTGTATGGAACCAGTTTCATCACTGTGTATGCAACTGAAATCTATCAACAGTTTATTGTTGCTACACCTCCCGTCCCCGGTGCTATCCCTGAAAAGACGGATATTGATAATCAAATCTTCTTGGTTTCAAGTAACGGTACTAGGGTTTACTCAAACCAACAACTTATCTTGGTGAAGAACAATGCCCTACGCAACTAACTCTGATTTGCCTAAAGCAGTTCGCTCTAAACTTTCTGCTCACCAACAAGATGTGTTCAGGAACGTCTTCAACTCCATGATGGGTGAAGATGGAATGACTGAAAGCCGTGCTTTTGCTGGTGCATGGTCTAGGGCTAAACAAGCAAGTGTAAACAAGGCCTTGTATCAAGGTAAAGAAGTTGAACTTGACAAACCCTTCCGTCTCCCTGCTGGCTCCACTAAGAAGTTTGGTGTTTACGTCAAGTCTGGTGACAAGGTAAAGAAAGTTACCTTCGGTGATCCTAACATGGAAATCCGTAGGGACGATCCACAAGCCCGTTCAAACTTCCGCTCTCGCCATTCCTGCGATACTGCAACAGATAAGACATCTGCACGTTACTGGTCTTGTCGTATGTGGGAAGCCGATACTTCTGTCACTGATATGACAAAGGTGAGCATCGAAGGTCAAATCCTTAAACAAGATAGCGAAGAACGTCTTGTCTATGGCTGGGCTTATGTCTCCACAGATAAGGGTAAGATCAGTCTGGATCATAGTGGCGAGTTTGTTCGTCCTGATCAGATTGCTAAAGCTGCTACAAACTTCATGCTCTCCATGCGTACTGCAAAACGTATGCACTCTGGTGGCAAGATTGGTGAAGTTGTTCATTCGATGCCTCTGACAGATGAAATCTCAAAGGCACTTGGTCTTCAGTCTGACCGCGAAGGCTGGCTTGTTGCGATTAAAGTCTACGACGATAAGGTGTGGCAAGATGTTAAAAGCGGTAAACTCGCGGCTTTCTCTATTGGGGGCCGAGCCTTGAAGGAGATGGTGTAATGCCCACCGAACTCGTAAACTTGGAACTTGAAGAAGTTTCCTTGGTTGACATGGGTGATGACCCTCTCGCCAAGGTCGCTATCTTTAAGCGTAACCCAGAAGGGGAAGACATGGAAGAAGATATTGAGAAGGGTATCTCCATCGAAATTGAAATCAAATCTCCTGAAGAAGAAATGATGGAAATGCAAATGGAAGCCCAACAAGAAGCGCAACAACCGATGGCTAAAGTTGATGCTTGTGCAAACTGCACAGACCCGACTTGCACTGGTTGTGACGGTACTATGACTGAGGCGGATAAAGCCTGTGGTGATAAGCCGATGCGTAAATCGTGGAAAGCGGAAGCCCTTGAACTTGAAGAAGTCAACAAGATGCTTCTGGAAGAAATCGAAACTCTGAAAGCAACAGTCGCCTCTATGGAAGCTGAAGCAATCGAGAAGGCGAAGCCTAAAGAAGAAATGATCGAAGTTGAAGGCGAAATGATTGCCAAGTCGGCTGTGCCTGCTCCGATCCTTAAAAAACTAGAAGATATGCAAAAGGCTGCTGAAGCTGAAGCATTCCGTAAACGCGCTGACGAGGTTCTCCCGAACTTTAAGGGTACTGCTGACGAGCGTGGTAAACTTTTGAAGTCTGTTGGTGATGACGCTGAACTCCTCACCCTTCTTCGCGCCGCTGATGCTGCTTTTGCTGGCATCTACAAAGAAGTCGGCAAAACTGACGCAGAAAATGACCTGAAAACTCCCACTGAGAAACTTAACGACATGGTTAAGAACTATCAAGAGGAAAAGAAGGAAAAAGACTTCCATAAAGCATATGCTGCTGTCATCAAAACTGCCCAAGGTCGCGCCCTTGTGCTTGAAACCTACAAAAAGTAAATTAAGGAGCCTCTAAAATGGCATTTACTGAACGTCTCGCTACTCGCACCATGATTTCGGGTGCGGCTCTCACTCAATTCACCTTTGTTGTTGGTCCGGCCTCGGACGGTCAGATTGACCCCGTTTCGACTGCTGGCGCTCGTGCTTCGGGCGTTGTCCTGCAATCGGCTGCTGGCGCTGGTGAAGCTGTCACTGTTGCCTATGATGGTCGTGTGACTGTTGTGGCTGCTGGTAACATCGCTGTTGGTGCTGCTGTGTCGTCCAACAACGCTGGTAAAGCGATTACCGCTACGACAGGCCATGTGATCCTTGGCTATGCCCAAGAAGCTGGTGTGTCTGGTCAGGTTATCACGATCAACCTGTCGCGCGCTGAAACCGCTGCCTAATCTAGTTAAATAAGGAATACTACAAATGGCTATGCTTACTCCGGGTGCAGTTCATATTGATGCGCCGCTGACCAACCTGACTATCGCTTTCCTGCAAGAATCGACTGGCTTTATCGCTGATCGCGTCTTCCCGAAAGTGTCGGTGTCGAAAAAGACTGACAAATACTACATCTACAACCGTGCGGACTTCAACCGTGTGGGTCAGGTGCAGGCCCGTGCGCCCCGTACACAAGCGCCGCGCGTTGGTATGTCGCTCTCGACCGATACCTATAGCACCGATGTCTTCTCGCTGGCTACCGATTTCGACTTTGAGACTCTGGCTAACGAAGATGCGGCTCTGGACATCCGCTCGGCTGGCGCTCAGATGCTGACAACCCAACTGCTGATTGACCGTGAAGTCAAGTGGGCTTCGACCTACTTCTCGGCTGGCGTGTGGGGTACTGATTGGGCTGGTGTTGCTTCGTCCCCGTCTGCTACACAAGTTATCCAGTGGTCGGACTACACGACTTCGACGCCGATCCAAGACGTTACGAAGATCATGCGTACCATCCAACTCAAGTCGGGCGGCTTCAAGCCCAACGTGATGGTTGTTGGTAAAGAAGTTCGTGATATTCTGGTCAACCACCCCACGATCCTTGCCCGCCTGAATGGTGGCGCTACTGTGACCAACACCGCTCTGGTGACGGATGCCAAACTGGCTGAAATCTTCGGCGTGGAAGACTTCATGGTTATGGAAACGGTGAAGAACACCGCTGCTGAAGGTCTGACGGAAGCTAACGCTTTCATCGGTGGAAAGTCGGTCGCGTTCTTCTATCGTCCTCGTGCTGCTGGTCTGATGGTTCCCTCGGCTGGCTACACCTTCACTTGGGATGATCTGGAAAACGCTTCGGGTTATGGTATTTCGATCAAGTCGTATCGTGGTGATTATCTCGCCATCGACGGCATTGCCGAAGTGCTGGAAGCCAACATGGCTTATGACCAGAAAGTGGTTTCGACCGATCTGGGCGGCTTCATCGCTACTGTTGTTGCCTAATTAAAAGGAGGGGAGAATGACCCGACAACTTCTCCCCTACTTCAATCCTTCCCGGCCAGTGTTTGTTAAACAAGATAACTTGCACTTGTCGGGTAAGTTTTGGAAGAAGGGCGACAGATACCCGTGGGACTTCTTCTCTGTCTCACATGACCGTATTCAACAAATGTTTTACAGTGACCAACTGTATCACGATGAAAGTCTTGAAGAAGATGCTGTTAAAAAGATTGCCATTGGTGATGGTCTAGATGACCTGACTATTGACCAACTGCACATCTTGGTTGACAACATCAACTTCAAAGTAAAGAGTAAGACAAAAACTGCAAAAGAGTTTCTGTTGAAGAAGTGTCCCAAACTTCCTAAAGATAGGGAACTTCAAATTCGTAAAATCCGTAGGTGGCGTTCTACTTACGGCGATATGGAAATCTGAGTAGAGGGCCTACCAACATGTCTTGGTCGTATGATCCAAATAACCTTAATACTACCTCTGCATCTGGTAGGCTCAATACTGTACGATTGATTATCGGTGACACAGATAGTTCTGATGAACTTGTTCAGAACGAAGAAATTGCATTTGCTCTGTCTCAAAGTAACGACAACGTGTACTATGCTGGTGCCTTGGTTTGTCGTTTGGTTGCTGCTAAGTTTAGTCGTCTTGTTGACACTACACTCGACAATGCAATCAGTGCAAAGTATAGTACAAGAGCAAAACAGTATCAGCAACTTGCTGTACAGATTGAAAATCAAGCCAAGAAGGCTTCCGGTAAATCCATTGGTGTCTTTGCTGGTGGTATCCTTCGTGGCGATATGTTTGAAGCTAACGAAGACCCTACACGGGTTCGTCCTGCTTTTGGTGTGAACCAGTTCGATAACGTAGAGGCAGGCGGTACATTTATCCCTGATCAACCTGATGGCATTTGATACATATA